TTGCAGTCCAGCCACCACCTGCTGCTAAATAAACTACTGTTCCTGCTGGATATAAGCTTGTATCTACTCCTTGTATCTCACCGCTAATGATTGCAGTTCCTGTTGCACTTGGTGCCAAAGTAGCGTCAAAAGCAATTAGGGTTGCAGGTCTTCTTGCTGGGTTAGCTGCATCTGCAAGATATACGTTTGCATTATCTCCAGTTGCACCTGATACAAATAAAGGAGTTCCTCTTAATATTGCTGTAGCTTCGTTATTGCGGATGTTTTGGTGAAGTGTTTTAACCCAATCCCAAGAAGCACTTCCTGCTCCATCTGTGGTTAAGAACATATCGTTTAGTCCTCCTGGTGGTAGATTACTACCGCTTACATCAGGGATGTTTACTGCAAAGGTTGAGGCATCACCTTTTGTAAAGGTTAAATCTCTTGTACCATTATCGAATGATGCAGTTACGAGTAATGAACCTGTATGTGCTCCTCCGGCATTTAATGCAAATGAAGCTGTTATTGCATATGAGGCAGAGACATCTAGGAAATCCTGTCTTACACCTAATCCATTTTGTACTTCACTACCAGATACTTGTAATAGGTAGTCATAGGTTTCATCTATGTATAAGTTAGTTAAATCTCTACCCATAGCTTATTAGTTTGGTGGAAAGTTTTTATATCTTGAATCATAAACTGGGTATCCTCTTCTAATAGCTTCTTCTAGATATCCACTTTTTCTAAATACGAAAGGTGAACCATACTGTGTAGTATAGTCAGGGTTTTGTTCGTATAATTTATTACTTGAGTTTAGTTCAGGATATAATGCCTGTTCTTCTATGATGTAGTTTACTAATCTTTCTGAGTAGTATTCCATTTTATTCTTTACACTCTGTCTTTTAACATTGTATAATTCTCGTTCTACACCCACACTATTGTCTCCACCTTCAGGGCGTATTAGCCCATTGTTACGACTTCTAAGGTAGATACTATCTAAAGCATACCAATAAGAAGCATATATTAAGTAATCTTGGATATACTTATCCAATAATGTTTTATAGTTTGAATATGGGGCAGTATCTATATCTCCTGTATCTACTAAGTCTAAAAGTTTTTCATATAATACTGTACCTATTAGAGCTTGTAAACCTATATCTTGAGATTCTCTAATGCTATTCTTAATAAGTTCACTGTCAACACTATTATTAATGTCTGTATAACTTCTTAAGACTGCCTCTGATATAAGGAAAGTATTTGTCATATGTTATAGGTTTAATAGGTTATCTTCGGCTTCATTTGTCTCTACAGATGTTATTACTTCCTCTTCTACAGTTCCATCTTCATATAGTTGTTTGGTTTCAACTCCAATAGTAATGTCTGGGTAGTTAACTTCTAGAAGTTTTTCTATAGATCCTAAAATGTCTTGCTGTAAAGGAGCAATAACTGTATTGTTAAATAATAAGAATGCATCTATGACTTCATCTCTTCCTCCTAACTGTCCTTCAGTTTTAATACCTAACATCATTGGAGAGGTAATTCTGTGAGCAGTTAATATCTTTTGCATACTAATATCGTTGATATCTGTGTAGTATGAATCTGCACCATTCTGAGGTATTGGCTCAATCTTAGGAGCATTCTCAGGGCTATCTACATCTAAGTATAGTAAGCTACCTGCATTCTCTGGTCCACCATAGTTAGCTCTTAGCATATCCTCAATAGCTCTTAAATCTTCTTTACTAGAGTTAGTAAATGTGGTTATTGCTAGTGATGGTGCTAAACCATTTTGAATGTTCGACAAATGGAAATTGTCAATGGCTTGATCTAATTCAATTACTCTTAATGCTCCTGTATACTGGGTTTGGATAGTATTCTTTACCAGGAGTATACTTGTGGAATACATATAATTGATTAGGATGCTCTTCTTTAAGTAATGGGTTGTAAGAAGGTAAGTAAAGTGCTTCTTCTGGAGTAGTTGAATATCTACCTCTTTTATTCCATTCTGAGGATATAAAGTATCCGGGAATGTTACCTCTTTCATCTTTTTCTAGACATCTAACATTAGAGTAATCTATGTGGTATACTTCAGCTATTTTAGATCTATCTCTAGACCAAATAACTTCTAAAGCAAATGAACCGTGTAGGTAATAATCTAATGAGATTTTAGTATAAATGTCATTCCAACTCTCTTTGTAGTTAGCTCTAGAAAGGTAATCTTCTACATTAGCAGTTAAACCTCCTCCAATAATACCTTCTACTATTGCATTTACACAAGAGGAATGTATAGCTGATCTGTGGTATAGTTCTATAAGGTGATTTGGGAAACTATTGTCGTCTCCTGATTTGACATACTTCTTTTCTTTATTCTCTTTATAAGAGAGCCACTTATTGTCAAACTTCTGAACCTTAGCAAAGTGTATTTTAGTTGTATTGTTCGCCATTATGTATGATATGTTGTGTAAGCTCCAGTTTCATTAGAACTTATATATTGTGTTGGTGACGGTATAACACTGCCACTTTGATAAATAGTCTCTGTAGAGGAAGTAACATAGCTTGTAAAGATAGGAATATCGCTACCGGATATCCAAGCTCTGTCATTATCTATAGTTCTGATTAGGGTTTTGGCTAATACATCACTCCATCTCCAATCAGCATCAGTCCACTTTATATTAGTGGTTCCCCATTTAGGTCTTTCTTGTTTGAACTCTCTTATTTTAGCAGTATAGAGTCCACTATAGGTAGGGAGATCTGTTAAATCTACTTGGAATATAATCCTTGGATTAACAGATGTTGGTGAGTTTATTATTGTAGCTGGTACTATAGTTTGTGATTCATCGTAGTCTTGAGTCAATACTACATCTAGTCCACCAGATACTTCCAATGCTATTGTAGCTGGAATTTCTGGCCATACGGTTCTAGTTTGGACACTGCCTGTACTATAGTATACTAACATATATGTCTTTAATATAGGAAAAAAGAGGGAAATAGTCAACTATAACCCTCTCTATCCTAAGTTACTATATTATCCTACAGTGATACCTGACAATGCTGTTGCTAGGTCTCCTCCTGTAGTGTTAATCTCAAAGAAAGGTTGTGGCTCTTGACCTGTGAAGGTAAGTGCGTATCCGTTCTGATCACCGAAGTTTGTGCCTGTACCACCGGTACCACCACTAACTGACATTCCTCTATATCTACCTACATATAAGTATTGTCCAACTCCATCTTCAGTCCCATTATTCGTTTTCACGATTATTTTAAGGTCCGGATTTTTTGTGATGGTGTTAACTTGATTTCGGATGCTAGTTTGTAGCTTATGGATGGCGATATCTACTGTTTGCTCGTAGAATACAGTGCCGGCTTCTAGTGATGCATTTGGTGTTTCAGAGAATTGACCTACATTTCTAGGTAATTGGAACTCAAAGAAAGTACCACTACCTGAGATCGCGTCAATAGCTCCTGATGTTTCATCGATTGATGAGATAGATCCACTTAAGATGTAGATAGAGGTAATTCCTCCCGTATTACTACGGCATCCAAGCGTAAATCCTTGCGTCACATTACAGCTCATATTATTAAAGTTTTATTAGGTTAAATAATGGGGAACCTAACTAAAGATTCCCCTTTTATTATTATTATTATGCTAAGTCGTTAGATACCCAGTACTCTGGATGTGCTACGTTTGCAGCTAACTTAGTTCTCAAGCGATATTTGATATTATCGTCATCGATGCTGAACCACGTTTTGAAGTTCTCAACGTCAGAGATAAGATCACATCCGATGAAGATGTCACTTGAAGGTCCTAATACTACTCTGTCTGAACCATTCAATCCATAAGTTCCTACGATTCTCACGTTAGGGAAACCTGGCATTGGTACTTCATACATTCCGTTACGTCTCTCTACTGAAGTAGGATCGAAGTGGAATAAGTTTTGTTTAGTAAGACCTGATACGATTTTAGTAAATGTTCCAGTTCCACAGAAGAAAGTTAAATCATCTGCTGCTACTACGTTTGCATCTAAAGCATCGATCATATCTACTAATTGATCATAAGCTAAAGCTGAAGTAATAGATCCTGTAGCTGGTCCTGTTGGAGTTTGTACTCCTGCAGTTGAACCAGAGATGATTACTTTTAGACCGTCTGCTGCTGCTACTGCTACGTCAGAAAGTGATGTAGAAGATCCAGAAACCGACTGCCAGATGAAAACATCATTTGCTTGACGAGCCTTCTTAACTAGGTCAGAAGTTAAATCTTCCATAATGGCGAAAGTTTCTTCATATGAACCTTCTGGAAGTGCCATTTTTCCTAGATATTTGTCAGTAATAGTTTGTAAAGACCAAGCATCGAAAGCTGTTCTTTTAGTTGTAGTTAGGTTTCTCTGAGAGAACACGGCAGAACCTGAAGTTCCAGCAAGAATGTCACCACCTTGGAATACTGGTTCAACTGATGCTAAGTTGATCGGAGCCTGGTACTTTACTCCTTGCTGCATAGTTACGTATTCTGCTGTGGTTCCTACCGCTACTGAGTCTAGCACGATCTTTCCTGCCAACTCATCATTAAATTGCCCTAAGGCTGAGGTATTAAGTCCCATAGTTATTTATTTTTTACGTTTTGAGTTTAATGTTTCAAGAGCCAATTCATATTGTCTTTTATTGTGTTTTGGCCCTTCGTTTTGATTAATGGTTGATTTAGAGAACTTGCTAGTAGTTTTAGATTCAGAAGCAGGAGTAGCAGACATATATTCTTTCATCTTGTTGTCGTGCTCTTCTAATTTCTTTTCGTAGTCTCCTAGTTTAGCTTTCATTTCTTCTATCGCAGGAGTAACCAATTGGTCGATTACTTCTTTAACGATATCTAGTGTAGAGGTTTCTTCGATTACATCTTCAATGATGTCTTCTTCAGCCATCTCTACTACTTCTTCTGGTTGAACTTCTTCTAGTGCACCTTCTCCGGCTTCATCTGGACGATGGATACCTTCGATTACTCCTTCGCCATTCACTACTACTGTGATTCCGGAATCTAATGTATGCTCGCCAGCAGGGGCTTGTACATAGTTTCCTTCCTCATCTTTCACGAATAAAGAGTCACCTTCAGCAAATTCAGAATCTTTTTGGTTACTAACTTCCGTGCCATCGACTAAATGTCCGATAGCAAACTTGTGTTCAGTTGTATTTTCAATAGATTCTTCTTTCACTTCTGGAGCAGGCACAAGATTGAAGTGTTTAGACACTAATGTCTTTAATTCATCTCTTGTTAACATAGTAAGTTTTTTATGATTTTGATTGCTCATTATTAATAAGGGTTACTTACCCATATAGAAATAAATATATATGGAAATACTATTTCTTGTCACTAAAATTCTATACATAC